GGTCTTCAACAGTATGTCTTGCAGATACTGTTCCAGTAGCAGGAGCTATCCAATTAGCAGAATCACATAATGAAACTGATAATGAATTACCTAATTCACCAGCATATTTTGCAACAAATTCACCTTTTCCAACAAGACCAGCTTCGCCAACCATATTAAAATAATGAGTAGAATTTTGAATTTTAACTGCATCACCAACTACAGTAACAGTAGCAGATGCTTCAGTTGAAATTTCTGCAGGATCTTGAAGATCAGGTAATACTTCGATATAAATGTCAACTATTTGTGATTCTGTATAACCAGAACCTCTGTTATTGATAATAATTTTAGAAATAGAACTAGCAGTTGATGTAAATGTTACTGAACCTAATTCTCCAGCAGAAGAAACAACAGAACCTTCAATTGCATTATCAATTGTATTAACATAACCATTACCAGCATAAGTAATTGTAATACCTGTTATAGCACCACTACCACTTACAGTAGAAACTTCTGCAGTTGCTTGATCAAAAACTAAAACATTATTAACTAATGTTTTGATACTTGGTGCAGGTAAAGTAATAACATCACCTACAACATAACCTGTTCCTGCAGTAACGATAGCAGAAGCAGAAATTGGACCACCACTTAAAACAGCAGTAAAAACTGGAGAAGATCCATCAGCAGTTTCAGGAGTAGAAGCAAAAACTTTAGGAACTGTTCTATAACCAGCACCACCATTAGTAACAGTAATTGTACTGATACCGCCAGTTTTAAGAGAAACAGCATTTCTACTTGGACCTGTATCAACACGAGTTACTAATAGGTTATTAGAATATGCTAAAAAATTGGTTGCGGTATAAAATGATTCAAAATTATTATCATCAGGAGCTCTAAAAGCATTTATTAATTCTCCTTGTGATGTTACTACTGTTGGTTGTAAAATTGGACCCCATTTGAAATTGCCTACCATTGCTCCTCTAGAAGCAGATACAGCAGGAACAATTTGGGTAAAATCTTTTTCTACTACTTGTACGCCAGGACTTAATTGGATTGGCATTTGTATTACTCCATTGTTAAAATTGTAAAATTATATAAAATTTGTGCTTTATAATGTATTAAGGAACAACATTTTACCGCAGTTCATTAGTAGTATTTATATAAATTGAAAAGTCTAAAAATTATAAAGCACCTCAGAATCTTGTCCATCATTATAAAAACCAAATGGAGTTAATTCATCTTCTATTTGTCTAATCTGATTTTGATAGATCATATGTCTAAGATCTACATTGTTTAATTCTTTAAAATAAGGTTGAGTTACTAACCAACCAAATAATACTAATGTCATAACTAAATCATCATGATAACCATTATCTGCTGCAAATGAACCTTTAACTTCTATAAATGTAGAAAGTTCAGATATAATATCTGCATCAGGTATCAATAATTTAGATTCTTCAATTAACATCTTAAGTGAAGAACATCCAATTCGTTTTACTTTCTTATCTGTTATGATACCTACTTGTGACTTTCCTGAACCAAATCCACCAGTAATAGTTTGTCCAGTCACACTTCTATTTATAAATAAAATGTTTTCATACTCTAATTCATTATAAAGAATGTATCCTACTTGTTCACCCACATTACCTTCAATAAGAATATTTGCACCATTATATTCCATTCCTACTTTATATATAACATTTGGAAATAATAATGGACTAATAGTATTATTTTTATATTTTGCAACAACTCTATATGGTGTTTCTGTTATATCAATTACTGTAAATGCAGAATAATCTCCACCTACACCTTTTGATACATCAACAATCATTGCATAAACCCTATTAATCATAGGTCTTTCATATACATCTAAACTATCTTTAGAATAAATTATAGGGGATGCTGAAAGTCTGGCTAGTGCATCACTATTTATTAGTGTTGAAGATGAACCGAGGAAGTCGCAATTGTGTGATATTAATCCATCAGTTAGATATAAATTCCCATTAGATACATTAATTGGATCATATACATCAACGATTCCGTTAGGAATAATATCTATGATTACCTTGTTAGATAAACTTTGTCCTATTTCCAAACAAGATGTTGTTATCTCTATATCATCATAGACAAACTTATGGTTTGGTGTTGTGACTATATTAGTATCGTCTGAAAATAATATTTTAATAGTTTCTTTGTTATTTTTAACAATACCTTCAAATCCTTGAAATCCAGATGGCGTTAAAATTTCAAATCTATTATTTTGTCTCATAATTTATCCATAAGTAAAATTTTCCTATCTAATACGTTTAGAATAGTTTTAGATGTAACTCCAAATTCTACACAATATACTTTAGCAAACGCATTTTTATAATGAAAAAATTTACCATTCTTAGCAATATAATCATATGGTATATGAAGCAATGGTACAGTATCATATAAATCTAATATTTTTTTATATAATTGAAGCCTTATATTTTGTGTTTCTTCTGTTAGATTAATATTATTACCCTTTCTGATATTAGATTGCAATAGTTTAGTTTCATTGCTAACATTTCTTCCTCTAAGTTTTATATTAGGAACACCTTTTTTAGCAGCACTAATCTTATCACCAGTCTCTTTAGGTCTTTTCATTCCAGTATGAAGATTTAACTCTTTGGGTAAATTTAATGCCCAATGACAAGCACTAGAAATCTTCTTTTGCTCTTCTGTATATTTTCTACCCTTTGAGATAGAAACCCATTCTCCTCCCATAACTTCGATAGCATCTGTTTTTAGTTGCCTAACTTCATTGGTAACGACATTTCTATATGAAGCCTTTCCTTTATTGGTTCCCTTTGGAGAACCGCCACCTATACCATTTTCTGGTATTTTATTAGCCCACTCATCAGATTCTACAATATCAAATTTTTTAGAAAACCACAAACAAAATCTAGTACAAACATCTTGGCGTTCAAATTCCCAAATTTGTAAATTTATTACATATTTGCCATTTTCAGATAAGTGTTTCTTCCAATCAACACCACTACCGTTATATTTTTCAGGGTTTTTCTTAGTTTTACAAAAATATTTTAATTTTGTATTTGTATGTTGTTTAACACAAATATATATAGACATGCTGTTCTTCCTTCTAAGAATAGTTCTGATGGATGTTGACGCATCGCGATCAGTTTAATTTATTAAATTATATGCTTCTTCTATAGTCGTATTTATAATATTCCCAGTTAATATATCCCTTATAGTAATCTGAGTTTTTCCTCCAACACACAAAATTTCCTGTGTGAATTTGAGGTCACCAAGTAGTTCTTTTTGTTGTGCTGCCCATGCTTCATCTCTACTGGGATGTTCCCAATAATTTACTCTAACAGGAACAAACCCATTTATATTTTGTTCTGCTTCATTCCAAAACTTCCAAAAATGATTGTATCCAAGTGGAGTAGACGTTAGAATAATCTTAGTAGTTTTACCAGAAGAAATTGTAGGATAGGTAGATGTAAAGAAATCTTCAGCAACATTATTGGGAATGATTGAAGTTTCATCTATATAAAGTACATTTACAGATTTACCACGAATACCAGATGCGGAAGTAGCAGATGTAAATACTTTTGAACCATTTTCTAATTCAATATCGCCCTTGTTCCAAGTTTTAACTCCTTGTTGAAGAAAACTTGGAAGATATTCATACATTAATTGATAACGAGATAAAATTTCTCTTGCAGCAACTGCCTTATTAGCAAGAATTGCAACAGTTTTATTATCATTGAACAATGTATAATAAAGAAGATAAGCAGCAACAACTTGTGTTTTACCACTTTGCCGAGGTTGCATTGATACAACACGATTTTCTTTATGGATTGTAGATATAAATCTTTCTTGATAATCAAATAAATGAAAATCAATAAGACCTAAATCTAAAGAAATAATTTTACAATAATTTCTAATAAAGTAAATTGGATCATTCTTACATAAAATATATTCGGCAACCTGATCCTTAGTAAACTGAATAGGAGTATTGGTTGCCTTTAAATTTATGTTTGCAT